ACTCCTCAAGGTTTTTTTGTAGGTCTTGGATGTTTAAACGGGCAGTAAGAAGACCTTTTATCTCACCAACCATTGCTTTGTACTCCACGTAGTCTTTGGCGCTACCGCTACCCAAGGCTTCCTGAAGTTGTGCCACTTTGTCATCTATCTTTTCAGAAAGAAGTTTTAAGATTTTGTCGTTCATGTGTTGCCTTTATTGATTCGGGCATTTTCTTTGGCTACGTCTACGCCAAGGCGCAGTTTTTCCATTTGCAATTTCTCTTGAGTTTCAATGGCATGGCGTTCAGCCTCTGCTTGAAGTTTTATAGATTCGCCTTGAGTTTGAGCCTGAATTCGCTGTTGCTCAACTTGAATCTGTGCCATCTTCGCTTGTGAGTCTGCGGCATCTTTTTGCTGTTTACGCTGCAATTCTGCTTGTTTGAGTTGCAATTCTTGCTGTTGTAATTGAACCAATGGGTCTTTTGCTTCCTCGTCTGCCTTCTGCTGGGCGGCTTCGCCCTTGTGAATTGCCAACAACTGCTGGCTGGCTTGAGCAACGAGACGGGACAACTGCACTTCGATAGTGGCTGGCAGTTCTTTGTCTGGCGCTGGGAGAGCAACGCCCATTTGTTTTTCGATTTGCGAACGGTACTGGAATCCCAAGTGTTCTGCCATGTGCGCTTGAAGAGCCGCCATAATTTGATTGGCTTGAGGATTTTGTCCTATGGTCTTAGTGACCACGGGGTCAGTCATAAATGCTTGGTGCGCTGCAATATGAGCATCGTGGTCTTGGTAAATAAACGCTTTCATTGGTTTACCGTTGACCGCATTCATGTTCTCGCTAATTGGGTCAAGCGGATGAGCATCTTCATCCAGTTTGACCAGTTTCTCTGCGTTTTTAATACCCAACACTTCTAGCATCTGACGATGCAGATAGGCTAGGTCATAGAGTTGGGGGGCAGTTTGAGCAAGTTGGATAACCGCCTGATACTGGACAACCTTTTGCGATAACGTAGCAGCGTTCGGGTCCGACACGGGAATAACATCCACCAAGTCGTAATCGGACTTCTTAGCCTGTCTATCACCTTCTTCGGGGTCATATGGATATTCCTCTGGTGTGTAATCACGAATGATGTCTTTTAAAAGACGCAACTCTTGTTTCAAAGAATAATGAATACGGGCTTGTACCGCACTCATGACTTTCATGGTTCGCTCTAGGATTGCCAGCGTAGTTCCTACTGGGGAGTTGGCTGACATATCGGAAATTTGAATGTCGGCTGCGCCAGCAAATCTGCGCCCCTCTTCCACGATTTGATTAAGCAAACTCATCAAGACTTGGCTTGGCTCCTTGTATGGGAGCGTCATGATGTTGTCTTTGATTGTTCCGCTTGGCACGTCAACGTCACGGAATTCGGCTGGCGCTATCGGGGTGTCGTCACCTTTAACTCGCAGACCCCGTGTTTTGAAACCACCCGGAAGGTTTGACAAAGTTCCTGCGTCAACAAGTTGCCTGATAAGAGAAGTACCAGACTTAGCAAAAGCACCGACAAGATGGATAAGCCCGAAACAATAAAAGCCAAAGCCCGGCACATATCCATAATGGACAAAGTGTGTCCTCTTTTGGTACGTAGAGTCATCTTCTTTCCAATTCCTGCGAATAGAGAGACACTTCCTGCTGCCTTTTTCAATCGTAACAACGTATGGTAAAGCGATGCCAGTGGGTTCACCATCTTTCCCCTTATGTTCATAGCCTTCTAAATCAAGGTTGACATGCATTTCCAATAACTTATAACGGTCATCGGTAGTGGCACGAAAGCCCATCTTCTCGGCAATTTTCTTTTCAACCTCATCCATCGTGTTGTTGGGGTCGCCCAAATCAACATCTAGGTAGAAACCAGCGACTTGGAGTCTGCGGATTTCATTCTCGGTCTTACGCATTACGTGAGTTACACGCTCTGCACTTTCTAAATTAGATGCGCCATAAGGCACAACTACGTCTTCTGCGGGTAGGAAAATAGCCGCTGGGCGTTCAATATTTGGGTCGTAATAGACTTTCTTAAAAGCATTACCCGATAATCCCAAGCCCCAAAGCATACGCTCGGTCTCAGGACGATACTCAATCATTACGTCAGAGATTTGGTAATTCATGTCGTTTTGGACACGCATTGCCGCTTCTTTTTTCTCTGGAGTTTCTTTGCCAATAATCTCAGTCTTGACTGGACCGCTGGCTGGCAGAATTTCCATAATGGTTTCTGCTTGGAATTTGACCAACGCCTCTGATAACAGGGGATGGTAGACACCGCATGCGCCAGCCCAAGGGTCGGTACGGTCTTCAATCTTCATGCCAAGGAGTTCTAATCCATCGACATAGGTTTGCATCCAATCTCTGCGGGACGATACGTCATCATCATAGTCGCCAATTAAATCGCTAACAATAGACTGAATGGTTTCTTCGCCTAAATACTCGGCAAGGTTGTCATCAAAACCTTCTTCATCTAATGATTCAAGGTCAATTTCCATACCATCGATATTGATGTGAACTGACTCTGGGTCTTCGATTTCAATTTCAATATCGGGTGTTTCATCAAGGCTTTCAATTCCTTGAGGGGCTTGGTACAGACTTTTTTCTATCGACATATGAATTCCTAGTAGTACGCCACTTTGCGTTTAAATGGCTGAACATCGTCTTCACGGTCACTGTTTAAACGAAGAAAGCCACCCTGCCTGAATCTTAACAGAGCCTGACTCGTTGAGTCTACTAAGTCGTCATGGTCGCCATTAGGAAAAGAGGCGCATTCTTCCATCACTTCATCAGCCCAGCGAGTATTAGGACACCAAACCATACCTGATGAAAATAAATCAGATACAGCATTTACACGGGCTATCTTATCACTTCCTTTACCCGGTGTGTACTCTGAAACAGGAATTCCCATCTGTCTTAATTCATAAATCAAAGGAGCGCCAGCCGCCCGTTTTTCCACGATGCAACTGTCAGGTTCCCATTCCTTATATTGCTCATAGGCTCTACGCTTAAGTTCTGGAAACTCCATGCGCTCTTTGACGGCATTGAGCAAGATAATATTGGCTTGGCTTTCCCCGTTCGCATTAGGAAGATAAAAGACTCCCCACGTTGTACAGGCTGAAAAGTCGGCACGGTTATTCTTCTCGAACGCAGTATCCCAAGACTGAATAATGTAATCACAGGGTGGAGGAACATCCTCTTCCCAGATTTTCCAATCTTCCCGTTTGATAATTGCTCCCTCTTCCGAGGTTGGATTTTGCTGATATTGGGCTTCCCATTTAGATACTGGAAGTTCAGCCTTAATTGCTTCAAGTTCTTTTTGTGACCAGAACTCTGACCATAGGGGTTTTCCACTAGGCATCAAAGCAGGGAACTCAATGACTTCCCATTCGTTGGTTCCGTCCCTTTTGTTGGATGTATCAATGATTTGACCCGTTAAGTCTCGCTTAGACCAGCGGGTCATCACGATAATAATCGCCCCTCCCGGCTGTAAACGCTGCCGAGGACCAGAGTTGTACCATTCAAAGACCCTGTCGTAGACTGAGGACGTGCCTTGCATCGCCTCTTGCTCGGAGTGTGGGTCATCAATAATCAGAACGTCAGCGCCCTTACCCGTTACAGCGCCCCCGACACCAATCGCAAAATAGTCACCACCTTTGTTGGTATTCCAGCGTCCCGCTGCTTTGGAGTCTGTGGATAACTTGGTGGGAAAGATGGCTTGGTAGTCTGGAGTATTTACCAGATTGCGAACCTTACGACCAAAACCCACGGCAAGTTCTGCGGTGTGGGCTGTTTGAATAATCTTTTTCTCAGGGTATTTACCTAAAAACCATGCTGGGAATAGATAGGATGCAAACTCAGACTTGGTGTGTCGAGGCGGCATATTGATAATCAGACGTTTTAAACTGCCATTGGCTACCCGCTCGAACGCATCTGCCATATCCCTGTGGTGTTTTCCTCCGATAAAGGCTGACCACATTTCCTTTACAAACGGCATGAAGTTGTTACGGCAGCGCTCTTTTTTGTCTTCTGCGAACAGTGCCCGAACCTTTCCTACGTTGGGATGGTCAGGCGGCAGGACATCTAGCAGTTCTAGGTACTGTTTAATTTCGGCTTCTGTAAGCAATGCCATTAACCGCAAGTCCTAATTTCTCTGCCCTGAGACTCTTGGATAACACAGCCATTTTCCATGCGAGGAGTCTTTTGAGGTTCTGTATGCACGGTTGTCCCTGCAAAAAAAGCAATAACCATCAATACGATGACTATTAAAATTTTCATAGTCTATTGATGTCTTGCACTGTTCTGTCCATCAATTTCATCGAACGCACCATATGGGGCTTAATTTGCAACAATCCTTTTTCCCGCAGGGTGTGGATATGTCTGTGGATATTAGACTTAGAGCGCATGCCTAATCCTTGGGCAATCTCGGAATATGACGGGGCAAAGCCCTTCATTTTGATAAAGGCTTGGATAAAGTCATAGACCAGTTTTTGTTTCTCAGTCATTTGCGTATTCCTCTCGTTCTTGTTTTTCCATTAACTGCCGCTTGCGCCAGCCCGATATAGGGTGGCTTGCCATATCTGAAGCGTCTTGCAACTGCGCCAAAACTCGGATAAGCCTACTTCTATCTTCCTGCGGCATTTCCTCTAGGAGTGCCAAAATTTTTTTTGTGTTGGTGTTCGCTATGCTCACATACATGCCTTCGGCATTTCTACTGAAGTTCATCTTGTCCATATGCCTCTTCTAACTGGTGAACCATATCAATTGCCGAGCACAGGCAAGTAGGACAGAAAGCCACTGGGATGATTCCAAAGTTACCCTTGATACCGCCCTCTTCCTCTAGAGAGAAATCTACACTGCAAGTGCTGCATTTGGCTTGTGTGCTCATGGTTTTTTCCTTAGTTTTTTAAACCATTGGAAAAGGTTATAAAAACGCTTTTGATACTCGGTTAAGTTATCAAAGTGGCTCATTTAACGCCCTCGGTAAACTTCTTTAGTTGGTCAACGATTTTGCCCAGTTCAGTATGTTGTGCTCCACGCATCTCTGCTTGTATCGCCATGAGACTGAGGATGATATTTTTTAACTTGCTCTTTGCCACATTTCCCCCTTATGAGAACGTTACCCAAAGTATATACGAACGTTTAAACTTTGTGTTGGGATTCGATTTGGTCTTTGACTAGGAGAGTAGGAAAGCCAGAAAAATACCCCCATTGACATCCTCGATTGCTGGCTTAACACCCCAACGCCATTATTTTATGTTCCACGTGAAACATTTTCAAAAATATATATACCCCCTACCCCTGCCGATTCAAAACAACAAGGGGGGTGTTTCCAGTGTAGCAGAACGTTCGTAGTCTATAAAACAATGTGATGGGATTTGTAAAATAGAGCGTATACACGTGGGCGGGGGCATGCGGCATATGGGCGGGTACGGGGGTGGTGGGTGTCAGCGGACAGGCATCGCATCGCAACGGCAGTGACAACGCATCGCACACACGAACGTTTTCATTGCAACGATTGTTTGCTAACACGATTCGATTCGAGCAACGCAAGTGATGACTCCAGTTCTTTCTTGAGCGTGTCCACGTTGACCTCCTCCACTTTCTGTTCCACCTTATCTGTGAACATGCCAACCGCTCTGCCCATCAGTTCCAGTGACTTGAGTCTGTTGCTTAGTTGAGCCTCTTCGTTCTGTGCGTGTTTAAACAGTTCTGCCATGACGTGTCTCTTCGTTGCCAGTTGGTCTGCTATGACATTTTCTTTGAGACCGTTCCAAAACGACTCAAGGAGCAAAGTGATTCGAGCGTCCTTTAAAAGTTTGTTCGCATCAGCAACAATGCTTGCATGACTCATCTTGCTTGTGTCGTAGGCTTTCTCGTAAGCGAGACGTGGTGACATCCCTTGCACGATGTTAGAGGCGAATGCATGCATCTTGCCTGTGAGTCTCTTGTCTTTACCTTGTGCATCACTGGTCTCTTCTTTGTGTACTCCATGAGGCAATCCATTCTTCTTCTTCTTTACCTCTACTGCATTCACTGCTGACCGCATGTCTTCGACTTTCTTTCCCTCGTCAATCGTGCTTGCCTCGTTCTCAAGCATCATGCTCTCATCGTTACCCAGTGCGTTTATGTACTCTTCTCTGCTCTTCATGGTGTTCATTCCTATCATTCAATCCTGACTGCAATGCATGACATTGTGAGCGTGTAAACGTTGCATGTAAATGATGTTCGCATTCTGTTCGTTAACTGTTCGCAACAGTGATTGTTTCAACGCATGTTGATGACTACATGCATCACCTCATGAGTCTCTCTTCACTACATCATCTGCACTGTTTCACTTCGTTTAAATTCCCGCTTTTCACTGGCTCATTCGGTGGCTCATTTTGTGAGCCTTTGACCATCCTCGTTTAAACAATCTCCCTTATCAATGTTCCACGACAGTGGCTCATTGATAACCCTCTGCGTTTAAACCATCTGCATTCTCAGCCTGTCCGATGACCTTTTTGCCACACTCCTAAGTCATTGATTACATTACGTTTTTACCGAGGGCATATAGAGTTCAAAAAAATATTTACCAAAACCCATTGACAGGTTTAAACACGTGCTATCATTGAGTCTCATTCGGTGCTTGCACTGAGTGAAAAAAGAAGTAAGAGGTGCGATGAAAGAGCCTCGGTTTTCTAGAAACCAAAATGTTCCGATGTGCGATAGCAGAGCATCGTTAAACAAGTGGCTGAGTAACTGGTGACTCGCAGTGATAGCACCAGTAGGGTAGATAAGGCTAGTAGGCTCTGTGCGTGGATACGAGAACACAACCGAACGAGATAACAACCCTGACCGCTTTGACCTGACGGTGACAACGTCAGCGAGTGCGACAGTTACTCAGCGATGAGTTGTTCTTTCCGATGTGCGACTCCGAGAGCATCGATAAATAAATGCGGATATACGTGCGATAGCAGAGCGTAGAAAAACAAGTGGCTCGTGAGATTTAATCTCATTGCACACGACTAGCAACCCACCTACAACATTCGGGTGCTGACTGTGTGCAAGAGGATGCAATCTCGCATCTTTTTGTGGAGGCTTAAACCATGACGATTAATACATTTAATGCAGTAGGCATTGCCGAGGGTTTCATTGAGGCTGACTCGGAGGAGCAAGTGCTTGAGGCTTGGCAGTATCTAGTTGACTCAGGCATCGTGTGGCAGTTGCAAGGTTGGTTCGGACGTACTGCGAACGAACTCATCGAGCGTGGTTTCATCACTGCTCGTTCATCTAACTAAGGAGGCATCGTGAAAAAACTTTTAGAAAGTTTGGTTGTTGTTGTTTCACTCATCGTGTTCGTTCTCTTTCTGTTCGTGTTCATTCTCGATTGGACAGGCGGTTGCGGTGAGACGTACGAGTATGCGAACGGCACACTGCATCAAGGCGAGTGTGTTGGTCGTGAGTTCTTAAATTCTTATATCAAGGAGGTGTTCAAATGAGCACACGTGAAGATTGGTTAAACCAAGCAGTAGAAGAGTTGCGCCCTGTGTTCGATGCGAGTGGCTTTGCCTTACCCGCAAACATTCGTGTCACGTGTGGCTTTCCATCCCGCCATGCACGTTCGCTTAATCGTGCCATCGGTGAGCACTGGTCTGACAAGGCATCGTCTGACGGTACTCATGAGATTCTTATCTCACCAGTGGAGGCTGACCCTTTCGAGGTGTTCGGTATTCTCGTGCACGAGTTGGCTCACAGTGCGACTGACGGTGACGGTCATCGTGGTCGTTTTCCATCATGCGTTAAAGCGTTGCACCTTGAGGGCAAACCGACTAGCACCAAGGTCGGTCAACGGTTCAGAGATAACTTCGGTGCTCTCGTTGAGTCGTTGGGCATCTACCCTCATGCTCGTTTAAACGTTGGGGCTAATCGCAAGACTCAATCGACACGCATGCTCAAAGCATCGTGCCCCGCTTGTGGCTACACGATTCGTCTCACCAAGACTTGGGCTGACAGAGGCTTGCCTACTTGCCCAGTTGATGCAGTTACTTTTGTTCTTTAATTCACTTTATCTTCGGAGGCTTAAATCGTGAATACAAACCATATCAAACTCGCTTTATCAAAACTCTCTCAACCAGTTCTCAATGCAGTGCTAGTCAATCATGGCTTTGCAGTTGAGGCAAACAAGACTAATGCCATCACACTCATCGAGGACTTAATCAACAACGGCAAGGTCACTCTCTCTCAGGTGCAGAGCACACAGGCAACGGCAGTCAATTCTGTTGCTACCAGTGCGAACGTTCCTGATGACATCCGCAAGAAGTTACTCAGCGCACAGGCTGAAGTTGCCAATGCAGTTGCAGAGGTCGAACGTGTTCGTGAAGTTGCGAATCGTTTGCTCGATGACAACCTCAAGCAACAGAATGCGAACGACAAAAAGTTCAACGAGTTGACTACTCGTTTGAACAACGAGTTGAACGCAGTGCAAGGTGTTGACTACAACAAGGTCGAGTCTGCAATTGCAAGCAGTGTTGCAAAGTCTTTCAGTGCATTCCGCAAGGTCACACCGAAAGAAGAGTTGGTCACCATCGCCAGTGCATTGCCTGTATGCGAACGCAAACTGGTCAAGGACGTGTTCACTGGTCAGCAGTTGTCATACGAGCACAAGGGTGAGGTGATTGACTTCTCGAACAACCTCATCGATGTGTGGAACGATTCATCTGCTCCCGCTCGTGTCGATGACTACGTGTTCAATGCAGAGCACTTGCATCAGACCTTGTGTGCGCTTGACGGTTCGTTGCCTGACAACGTGTGGCTTGCGGGTGAGCGTGGCACTGGCAAGACAGAGTTCGTGACTCAAGTTGCATCACGTCTTGGTCGCAGACTTTTCAAGGTGTCATTCGATGAGTCAATCGAGCGCACTGAGTTCATCGGTGGCAATACGATTCTGAACGGCAACGTGGTGTGGAAAGAGGGCATCATCACTCAAGCAATCCAACACACTGGCGCAATCGTTCTGCTCGATGAAATCGGTTTTGCTCGTGCACAGAATCTCGCAGTGTTGCATGCAGTGACAGAGCCATCGCCTCATCGTGCTCTCGTTATCTCTGAAACTGGTGTTCGCATTCCAGTTGCATCGCACGTTGTGTTCTTCTGCGCTGATAACTCGAACGGTCATGGTGATGCGACAGGAAACTTTGCGGGTGTGCGTGACCAAAACACTGCGTTCATTGACCGCTTTAGTTACACACTGGAGTTCGAGTACTTGCCACACGATGCAGAGGTCGCATTGTTGTGCACACGTACTGGCATCCCTCACGATGCAAGCAACGTGTTGGTGACGTTCGCTAACACTGCTCGTGAGAAAGCACGTGCGGGTTTGTTAACTCAACCTCCATCACTGCGCCAGTTGTTTGCGTGGGCAAGAGCAATACAAAAAGGTGTGCCAGTTTCAATCGCATTCGAGAATGCCATCGTCAACAAGTTCCCCGCAGACTGCGAGGCTGAGTTGCGTGGTGTGTTCAGTGCAACGATTGATGTTGGTTCGTTGAAATCTTTTCTCGTTAAGAAGTAAGGAGGCTACATGTTAGGTACTGACGTTAAGCGTGGTGTCGCATCAACACTAGAGCGTGTGTTCAATTCAAATGGCGAACGGTTCGACAAGTTAGAAGTCTTGTGGACAGGGCGCACTGCGGGAATCATCTTCAATCGTACGTTGTTCAAGTGCGATGCCAAGGTGCTCTTCCCCGCCATTGATGAGACCGCACAAATCCCCAACGATACTTTCAATAACCTCATCGGGTATGCGTTGCATGAGTTGGGTCATGCATGGTTCACCGATAACAAACCTTGGGACGATGCACGTAATCGTCATGGTCACTTTGTGAGCAATCTCATCAACGGTCTTGAAGACCCACGCATTGAGCGTAAGGTCATCGAGTCAGGTCGTGCGCCAAACAGTCGTGCGTTGTTTGAGAATCTTCTTAACTCTGTTCTCAAGCGTGATGGTTACGTTGAGGCTGATGACAAAAAGAACATTCCCTTTCTGCTTGCAGTTGAGGGTAGACGTTTAAACGGTTATCAAATCAACGTTTCAAACATCATCAACGATTCACCTTGGGCAAAGCATTTGCACTGGGCACTCAAACGTGCAAGCCAAGCCAAGGACACCGCAACGATTGTGAAGATTGCAATCGAGTTGTTCAAACGTATCAAGGAACAAGAGCAAGCGGGTAAGTCAGAGGGCAACGAGAAGTCTGACGAGGGTCAACCTCAACAGGGTGACGGTCAAGACGGTCAGCCACAGGGTGACAAGCCCAGTGACAAACCTAGTGATGGTCAGCCTAGTGACAAGCAAGACGGTGACAAGCCAAAGCAAGACGGTGAGAACGGTCAGCCTGATGGTGAGGGTGACGGTCAACCTGACGGTGACGGTGAGCAAGGTGACGGTTCTAATGGCTCTGACAGTGGTGATGGTCAGGACGGTCAGGACGGTCAGCCTAGTGAGTCAGACGGTGAGTCAGAGGGTGACTCGCAAGATGGCGAGGGTGGTGGTAACGGCAAGAGCGATACAAGTTTTGATGGTGGTCGTGATGTAGAACCAAGCGACTTCATTCAAGGCGAGTTGACCAAGCACTCATCGAGCGCAGACAACGTGACAAGCAGACCGTCAGTTGGCAAGCCTCGTGTTGAAACTTTTAATTGGAGGTAATCATCGTGGCTACATTAATCAAATCAGAATGTGAGCGTAACTTTTCTTTTCAGTTCAACGCACAACCTAGTGGTCTCGGTGCTACTCGTGCCAACCTCTTGCGCCTATTGCGTTCGCTTGACCTCGTAGGTTGGAACACACACGAGGAGTCAGGACGTTTAGACCGTAAAGCGTTTACACGTTTTGCTACTGGCAGTACCGCAGTATTCAGCAAGCGTGTGCACGTTGATGCCGAGACTTCAGCAGTATCAATCTTGATTGACTGTTCGGGTTCGATGAGCAATGGTGGTTTGATTCAGACTGCCGAGGCTTTGACTATCCAGTTGTCACGCATCCTCGACAAAGCGAACGTTGAGTTCAACGTCACTGGGTTCTACGGTGAAGATGGTCGCATTCGTTCAGAGGCAAGTGGCGCAGTCAAGACTGACGTGAGCATCAAGTACGAGCGCCCTACATTCGTACCGTTCAAGACTTGGAAAGATTCACTGCAACGTGCATCTGCTAAGTTGGGTTCGATACATCAGTGGGCACAGTCAGCAACACCTGACTACTCATCAATCAGTATCACGATTGAAGAGTTGGCGCAACGTCAAGAGCAACGCAAGATTTTGTTCTTGCTCACTGATGCCAGTGGTTACAACAAGGCTCACATGAAACACTTGCAGTCAGTTGCTGACAAGTTGAATGTGAAGATTGTCGCAATCGGTATTGGTCGCACTGATGTCAAGGAATGCTTTCGCTCAAGCGAGAACGTTACGAGCATCGATGGTCTTGCATCTGCATCGTTTAACAAGTTGCTAAAGGAGTTGCAATGATGAACAGTTTGTGGTCTGAATGCATCGAGCAAGACGATGACAAACTGTTTGTCTTGCATGAAGTATTTACTAGATTTGATGGGGCTGAGTATAAGTTGAAGTTGAATGCTCAGTGCCCTGTCAACGCAATCGAAATCGCACGTTCAATTCCAATCAAACACTGGGAGAAACTAAATGTATAAAGAAGAAATTATTAAGCACTTCACAATCCTCTGCACCTCCAACGGTTACATGATTGAGCATGAAGACGATGACGGTGGATATGAATATATCCATGCGCCCAATGGTGACAACACGTTTGACACGTACTCGCAAGCAACGGTTGTCTTGGCTCATTACTTACTGGGGGTGGTGCTATGACTCAATACAAATGGGAAGTCGCATGCGTTGACCAACGCTTTGACGATGAGGGTTTTGAAATTGGTCGTTCTGTTAAAACCCACGATGGCAAGTGGGCTTATGAAATTTACAAACAAGTGTTCGTGCATCGTGCTGATGCCGAGCGTGTTGCTGAACGTTTAAACAAGGAGCAATCATGATTGATATTGATGAATTGAAGAGTGACATCCAAGAGTTGCTTGACCTGACAGTGGAGGAGCATGCCACTGGCACTGTCAACAAAGAGGCTGACAAGTTGTGGTCAAAGATTGATGGCACGTTAAACAAACTAAAGGAGTTGTTATGAGCACTGATTACTATCACACCGACAGTTCGGCACGTGACACCATTCGTAACTACAGGGATGGCAATGGGTTCGATACGTTCGCAGAGGCTATCGCTGACATGCAAGCATGCATCGATGACCTTGACGATGAAGACAAGAGCGCCCTGTGCTACGTTGAGCGCAAGCCTGACATGCTTAACCAGTTGTGCAACACACCTCGCAAGTTCATCAAGCGTTGGTGCGTGGTCGTGCAGTGGAGCGATGGCACGTCAGAGGAGCGTACCGATGTGCCACCTCTGCGTGACCTTGAGGAATGTTTTGATGAGTGGGAGTTGGAGGCTAACCAATGAAGATTAAACCAACCAACCCTGTGGTCAAGGCGATGATTGAACAACCCAACCGCTCGATTAAGAAACACAAATCGTCCCGATGGAAACTGTTTCAAGACATCATCAAAAAAGAAATCAAAGAACGTGAAACTAATCAGCGATAAAAAAGAATCTTGACACTAGTTCTTCCCCCCCTTGGGCAACCATCGGGGGGATTTTTTTTGCCCAAATTTTTTAAAAGTGGGAAATTCCCCAGATGAAGGTAAAGCGTTTAAACGGTCTGCTGTTGGCGTATCCGCTTCGTTTCCTGCTTTTCAGGATTACCTGCCGTTGTTTAAACGGCAAGTGTTTACAGGTTAAAACGCATCCGTTTCTTCAAAGTAAGTTCCAGTTGCCTTGTTGTAACCAAGAGTTGTTTCGCCCTGAGTTCCAATCCATCTAAAGCGACACTTCCAAACCGCAATCTCTACGTCATTGGTTTTGGTGCGATGAACAGTGATACCGCAATCTGCCTTTGCCCACCAAGCCATCGAGCCGGAGATAGCCATGCCGTCAGGTCTTGGCAAGTCCATGTTGGAGCGAGTGATTTTGGATGGGTGAGCCACAAACCAAATATGAACACCGTAAGCCTTTGCGAACGCTTGCATGCGTGTGAGCATTGATGAAATGAATTCGTGCTCTGCTTGACCGCTCTTGTTCTCAATGTAGTTGTATGGGTCAATGACTAAGCCACGTATACCGCTACGAGCAACGGCTACTCGTGCACGTTCAAGGATGGAATCAATTGATGATGGTTCAGCGCCCTCTGAATCTAAGAACAAGAAGTGGTTCTCTACCCACTTGAATGCCTCGTCCTTTTCTACTTCGTTCATGCGCTCCTTGCCATCAAAGAATCGTTTCTCTTTGTATATCTCCATGAGGCGAGAGATATGAATCTCAGGCTGATTCTCAAACGAACACAACGCAAACTTCCAATCATGCGCCTTGGCTAAGTTCACCATCAGTTGGTCAACAAAGTTTGACTTACCGCTTGATGGATAACCAGTGACGATGGTCAGTTGACCTTGAGCCACTGTGTAAATTTCATCAACGTTGGAGTAGCCAGTAGAAACACCTTTGCCTGTGCCCTTACCCCATAAATCGTTTAAACGGTCTAAGAACTTGCTGGCAGTTGATAAACCCGCTACTGGATATGGCTCGGCAGATTCAACAATGTTTACAACCAGTTCTTTACCTTGGTCTAAGAATGCCTCGTTCAAATCCTTGTAAGCAAACTTAGCGATACGGCACTTGTCTTTGCCGATACGTCTAGCCAGTTCTTCCGCTAACGCTTGACCCGCAGTATCGGTGTCAGTTGCGATGGTGACGTAAGGAACATTTTTGAGCATGTCAAACGCATTCCATACAAAACTAAAACGCTTGTCTTCTGATGCATCAATCTTGCCATCAGTTACTTTCATTGGCGCACCGCTTGGCACTGAAAGCACGTTCTTGATACCGCACTCCATGAGTGTTAGGGCATCAATCTCACCCTCAACAATTACCACTGGGAGCGTTTGGTCGATGTGGTCAATACCAAAAAAGTCATGCGCCCCACCCGCATCTTGCGTAAAGTCTTTTGATTCAATCGAACGATACTTGGTTGAAACGTAGATACCGTTTCGGAAATACGGGAAGCCGATGGCATCGGTCTCCTTGTTTAAACGTTGAAAGTATTTGCTGGCGGAAAACAATTTCATCTCATCTGCCACTCGCTCTGAGATACCACGTGACTTCAAGAAGTTGAGGTGTTGTGGTTGTAACTTGTTAAGAGTTGGCATTTGTTTGAGAGGAATCACGTTTTGCTCCTTGCGGTAAATTGGTTTAGATGGATATGTTTTGTTGGGTACGATGCCTCCAATGCCACAGTGGTGGCAGTGATAGACCAACCCCTCGCTCTTGCGATGGATGGCTAAATCTTTTTGGTTGGATTTCTTGCGCTCGGTCTTGCAGTTTGGGCAAGTGACACGCTGAGAATCATCGATGTAAAGCGATGATATAAGTTCTGCTACTGCATTCAATTAAGCCTCCTACGAATTTACTTTTTATTGTCCGACTTGTTCGCCCTTGGGGAACGTAGTCTTAAATTTCCTGTTTTTGTTTTGCCACCAGTTTTGATGGGTGTTATGTGGTCGATGTTTTTGCCTGTTCTGTCTATGCCTTTCTTATCGTATAGCCGTCTTGCTTTTTGACGTTCGAGTTGTCCTTTGTCATCTCCCCTTTGTAACTGGGTTTGATATTCTTTTTTCCAATCTCGTTTATCTTTCGTTGCCATGTTTGCCTTGTTACTATAAGTATTGATACACCTTGTATGTACTGCCCTCTTGGGGAGGGCAGACCTAGCCTTAAACTAGGTGTGCCTTAACAACCGCCCACATTGGCTCGATTGACCCGACAGACTTTTCATGCGAGGGACTCTGTCTTCGCCATCCCTTTTCGGTCTCTAACGCACTAACCATAGTACCGACAATCTAACCTCTTGACCCTACCGTTTTTCATCGACAATCAAGAGCGAGTGATTATGTTACTGGGTTTCGTATGTACGTTGCAAGCGAATTTGTAAAAAAATATGGTAAACACCTAGCAACGATGTTTAAACTTTGTGATACTCAGCCGGGTCATTGACGACTCAGCCGGTAAAAACCAGATGTGCAAAAAAAAGAGAATGCGTTTAAACATTCTCTTAAACTCCGTGAAGGAGGAGGCAACTGCAATGAAGCAATCAACGTCTATTGTGAACCAATAAAAAATATTTTCAATCAGAACGTTTCTGTTGTTGACAGATTTTTTTTTCATGGTGTATGATTGCACCACTATCTCGATTAAGCCTCCTGATACAGACCAGTAGGTCGGAAAGCCACCCTTAAAAAAGGTGGCTTTTTTTATTCCCTTGGCGATACCTCTATTTCACACCGAGGGTTCTCTTTATCTACCCCCATCCAATAGATATGCTTTTCTTTGACTTGCCTGTCGTTCTCATACAGAACGTCTTGCAGTAAATCAAGAATTAAACTCTCGTCCAAATCAGGTCTGCGTGATGCATACCAAATGCGAATCGTTACTACAACATCGCCTGTAAATTTTTGGGAAGCAGGAACATTGCATTGTTGTTTAAACGCTTTAGCATAAGCCAGCGCTTTGCTGGACTTGATAAACATTGGCTTGCCACCGATGTACACCATCTTGCGTGAGTTTGCTTTGCTTGCGGGTTCGCCAAATATTTTTAGTGATAGTGTTTGCATAGTCATAAAAGTAGTGCTATTATCAAAGTTCTTAAACGGAGGCTAAATGAAGATTACGAACAAATTCAATGTACCCGAAACGTTGGTCGCTCTTGCATCAAGAGATTACTACAGTAAGGGCAAGTCTGACTACTCAGTCACAGAAATCATCTCACCACCACGCATTCAACGTCTCAGGCGCAAGCACCATGAAGAGATAGAGCAAGACGTGTCCGACATGTTGTGGATGCTATTAGGGACTGCACTGCATGTTGTAGCAGAACGTTCTGAGGTGGCGGGTCATACCAATGAAGAGCGCTTGTCTGTTGGTATTGATGACATCATTCTTTCAGGTGCGATTGACTTACAAAAGAACGATGCAGATGGCACTGTCATTACTGACTACAAGTTTACGTCAGCATGGGCTTTGATGAACGACAAGCCTGAGTGGGAGCAACAACAAAACATTTACAAGTACTTAGTTGAGCGGGTGAAGAGGACTCAAGTTAAGAAGTTGGAAATCTGTGCGCTCATTCGTGATTGGTCACGCAGAGAGGCAATGGTCAAGCCGTCTTATCCACAAGCACCAATTCAGATTATCAACATCCCTATGTGGACTCATGATAGGACTGAGGCATTCATTAAAGAACGTGTCGAGATGCATCGTGACTCCAAGGTCAAAGCAGATTGGGATGAAGAGTTACCACTGTGCACAGAAGAAGACCGTTGGATTCGTGAAACTAAGTATGCGTTGAAAAAAGAGGGGCGAAAAACTGCCGTCCGAGTTTTTGACAACGAGCAAGAGGCAAAAGATTTGTTGGCAACCATGCCCGACAAAGACAAGGGATTCATAGAAATTCGCAAAGGGGAGGCAGTACGTTGCACTGGTAATTTTTGTGGTGTAGCGCAGTGGTGTACGCAGTATCAATCATCGTTAAAAGAGGAGGCAGAAGATGAGTAACAAAGAACACGAAAATTTATTAAATCAATTTTTAAAAGATAAAGGCTGGAATCTTGAAGTCAATCTTGATGTAGACGAAGTTGATGTGTGTGAAATATCTGACAAAGAGTTGTTAGAAAGAGTTGTTGAACTTGGATTGTCTGAATACGACATCAGATGGGAGGGTTGCTATCAAAGAGTTTTGTTTCAAGAGTTAAATGAAAGACTTAAAAAACTTTTATATAAATTGGGGGATTCAGATGGAGACCACTAATTCTTTGGCAGACCAGTTACAAAACATGGTAACGAACACGATTCTTGACAGAATTGTTTGCGATAAATCAGCGTTAAGACTGAGAGTGTTGGAGGCAGAGGTGGCATTTCAAACGAAACGTGCCGATGCATTAGAGGCTAAATTAAATGGAGTTACTAAATGAAAGTTTATAAAAAATTGTCAGAGGCACGTGTTGCCTTGCAGTCAAAGGAGTTGACCAAGTCAGGTCATAACAAGTTTGCGGGTTATAAATATTTTGAATTGGGAGATTTTCTTCCTGCGATTCAAGAAATTTTTAACGTTGTGGGCTTGGTTGATGTCATTTCATTTACAGACGAAGTAGCAACGATGACCATCTACGCACATGAAGATGGTTCGTCAGTAACGTTTACATCGCCTATGGGTTCAGCCTCATTGAAAGGTTGTCACGAGGTTCAGAATATTGGTGCGGTGGAAACCTACCAACGGAGGTACTTATATACGGTAGCGATGGCGGTGTCCGAGCATGATGCGCTCGATGCCACTACAGGAGGAGTAGCCCCTGACCCAAAGCCAGTTAAGGCAGAGCCAAAAGCAAAGCCTGACACTGGGACTGCAAAGGTAATCGATACCGAACCTAGCCCCGATACCGTGTTGCTTGTTGATAGCCTGATTCAGTTTGGCGAAACATGCATTACGTTGTCAGAGTTGACTTCATTGTGGAAAGCAAACCAAGGTCAGATTGATGGTTTAAAAACTACGGCTAAGTCAGAGTACAAGAGACTGCAAGATAAGTTTGCAGAGTTCAAAGCAAAATTTAAGGAAGATTAATCATGGAAAAGAAGTTTGAAAAACGTCCGAACAGTGGCGCATTGTTTGCGGTCAAGAGCAAAAAGAATCCCAATCAACCTGACTATCGTGGTGACTTGTTGATTGACCTCAATGCGTTCGAGGTTGTAGACAATCAAATTACGGTGTCGTTATCAGGTTGGAAAAAGCCAATGAGCGGTGGCAGTACTTTCCTTTCTTTGCAAGCACAAAAGCCTTACGTTGCAGAGAACCAAGCACCACAACAACAATCTAACAATGGAGATATGGACGATGACATCCCTTTCTAAAAAAACAGTACCTGAGTTCCCTTTGAAAAAACGTGGCAGACCAGTTGGCTCAAAAAACAAAGTTATTAGAAAAGTTGCTGGCAGAGAATTTGTTTTCAAGAAAAAAGACGCAGCGGCTACCAAGTCGTTTAAACGTCCTGTAACTCAGCAGCAAACAATTCTTGCAAAACTCCTTGATGATAATTTGCAGTTCATCAGCGACAACAAGAAGTTAGTTGACCGCATCAATAATCTTGAGCACCAAGCAATTGGTTACCGAGCCGTTGTGTCTTACTTAGAAAACCAGTTAGGTTTAAAGGTGGCTCAATGAACGCACTACAGTTTGAATGCGTAAAGGTTGCCTTGAAACAAGACCGCACTGGATACGTTCTTACTGTAAGCGTTCACCCTGACGAAGTTCCCGAAGAGTTACTGCGGGACTTTGTTGGGGCTAGATACGGTGTTGCGATGGTTCGCATCCAAGATAACGAAACCGCCACTCCCTATAACAACAGGGTAAAAAAAGCGGGAATGATTTGCCGTGATTCTGCTTTTCGTTTGTGGTTACGTGAGGAGTGTGGTGTAGCCACAGTTCGCACAGAAGACGATGCAGTTGAATCTTTGTACAAGATTTGCAATATCCAATCTCGTACAGAACTAAACGGCAATCATGATGCTCAACAAAAATTTGACGAAATGGTAGAAAACTATGAACGATGGAAAGAAAAAAGTGAGCCGTTTTAAAACCGTCAAACAAAAAGTAATTTACTTACCACATGACTTGGCTGATAAGTTCGAGAAGTATTCGAGCAAAAACAAAATTACTCAGTCAAGACTTGTGTGTGAGGGAATCACTATGCGAATGTCGGGAACAGAAGACCCGTTTAACGAAGGATTTAATCAAGGTTTAAACGAAGCGATGCGGATTGTCCGTGAAACTAAGGGGGCAAAAATGATGTTCCCATCAGGAAAATCTTTTGGCGAGTTGGTATGCGATGAGATTGACCGTTACATCAGGGAGAAGCCATGACCGAACAGGACAAGCAACACCTTGAATGGCTTTACAGGGGTTTTGCCATGATGGGATTTGTAATGGCGAATTACCCAGTTGATGAGATTCCTACGTTATCCAAGGATTTGGCAAAAGCAATGATGACCGAACCCGAAGAGTCAGGAATCATGGCAATTAAACCTAAGAAGAAGTACGTTCGTAAAGGAGATTGATATGTTTGAAACGATTGTTAACATTGGAATCATTGGACTTGCGCTTATCGGATTTGTTTTTGTAGGTTTCTTATGCTTTGTTTTCTTAGTACGTTGGTGGGTTATTTGGAATGAACTAAGAGAAAAACGCAAAGAAGAACGTGAATCTAAAACGAGCGTAAAAAGCGATGACAAACTTAATTGAGTTTGGCGATTGCCGAGACATCATGAAACGTTGGATAGCCGAGGGGGTCAAGGTTCAAACTTGTATCACCTCGCCTCCTTATTTTGGATTGAGGGACTATGGACATGAACGACAGTTGGGCTTGGAAAATGATATTGGGCTTTACGTTAGTAATCTTGTGGACGTGTTTAGGGACGTATGGAGCCTACTGTCTGATGATGGAACTGTTTGGCTAAATCTTGGGGACAGTTATTCTGGCTCTGGGAAGGGACCGAGTAAGAGTTTAAACGGTGAGCACCATGACATGGAACATAAACATTCCAAGATTGTTCCCAATGGTTTAAAACCCAAAGACCTTATCGGTGTTCCGTGGCGGGTAGCGTTTGCACTCCAAGAGTTTGGTTGGTACTTGCGCCAAGACATCATTTGGCACAAACCTAACCCTATGCCTGAGTCTGTACGTGATAGGTGCACCAAGAACCACGAGTACATATTCCTGCTATCCAAAAATTCCAAGTATTACTTTGACAACGAGGCTATCAAAGAGCCTGTTAAAGAGGATTGGGGCACACGTGATAGAAGTGATGGCAAATACCATAACGAGGGCACAGGACTACAACCGCATAGCGGATTAGAGAAGTCCTACGAGATGGCAAATAAACGCTCTGTGTGGTCTGTAACAACCAAGCCGTTTGCTGGCGCACACTTTGCCACCTTTCCTCCCGAACTTATCGAGCCATGCGTTCTTGCGGGTAGCCGTCCCAACGACATAGTGCTTGACCCTTTCATGGGTTCAGGAACTACCGCTGCCGTTGCTGACCGTTTAAACAGGCTATACCTTGGCTGCGAGTTGAATCAGGATTACGAGAAGTTGCAGAAAGAAAGACTTAAACAACGTTCTTTGGAGTTGATATGAACAATGAACCAGTAGCGTGGATGTCAAATGGAAAAGAGTTTTATGTTCAGAAAAATTACTGCCCTGACTTTATTCCACTCTACACCCATCCAGCAAAGGAATCAAAAGCAAAGGATAGGTTTTCTAACTATGAATCAATCTGTCTTCAATGTGGCATAACAATTTATAAGCCAGCGTTTAATACGCTAACAGATGAGGAAATACAGGAAATAGCACATGGTTTTGAAGCAATAGGGTGGATGGGCGAAACAACATACGAATTTGCTAAAGCAATACTAAGAAAGGCACAAGAGAAATGACTGAAGAAAAGGGTTGTAAAAAACACTTTGACAGTTGGCTAGACCGTCAGATTAAGCAGACCGAAAGATATTTAAAGTGGTTAAAGACTCAGCCTCATGACGTTGGGCGAGAGAAAATAGAACACTTGACTGAGAAAGAAATTAAGTTGGCTTACCGTGTTTGGCAAGTGGCTTGGGTTCTTGGGCAAAAGAATGGCAGACAACAGATGCAATCTCGTCAACCTATATCTGACCAAGAGATGAAAGACCTTTGGATTGAGTGCGGTCAAGGCAAAATATTTGGACGTGCAATCGAAGCGTTACATGGCATTAAAAGTTTTAAGGAAGAAGAGTGCTAATAAAACTATCTTCATCTGAGATGCGTTTATGTAAATTGATTGGGTCAATGCGCTATGCCACAACCAGTGATGTCTGTGCCGAGCAGATTCAATCGGATATGAATCCGCTTGAGATTGTGGTGGACGGTGTCATTGGGGAGTATTGCGTATCTAAGCATTTAAATTTGCACTTTAGTTTGGACACAGACCTACGTGAATGGGGCGCTGACCTTGTGACTTATCAAGGTAAAACAGTTGATGTTAAAAGCACCCGTGCAAAAGGTGGTCGTTTAAACGCTACAAAGAGCAGCGATAAAAAGAATTACGACATCTACATTCTTTGTGAACTCAATGATGAGGGTGCAGATATTGTGGGTTGGATTACAAGGGATTCGTTCATCAAGCCTGACAACATTGTGATGGGTAAACGTGGCGAGTATTACGCAGTGGATAGAAGTAAATTAAAAACAACCTTTACAGGAAATTAAAAATGAGAAAAGAACTTTATTTGGTCGTGGGATTTTGGTTAGTGCTTGCTTTCTTTTTATTAGGAAGTGATAGAGCAAAGGCTCAGAACACCACGTTTTACACAAACCAATATGGCGCACCCATAGGTTCAGCCACTACCAGTGGTAATACCACGTTCTATACAAATCAATATGGTGCTCCAGTTGGAACGGCTACTACTAGCAATAACACTACGTTCTATACAAACCAGTATGGCGCTCCAGTAGGAACTGCTATCAATAACAATACACAACCGCAGACTCAATCGTTTCCACAACCTTACGTTGGGAGTACTACTCGATGAGTGAAAAGATTGGCATTCCTTTCTATGGTTATCTTGACATGGAAGATACAGAAAACATGTTGAGAAAGCAAAATGAAATCTTGCAGCGGGAGATAGACCGTTTAAACGCAGAGGTAATGACGTTGCGAAACGAACTCAAGGAGTTAAAAGATGACTAGTTATTGTGAGATTCATACCATTCGTTATGAGGGAATGGAATGCCCCTTTTGTTTTAAAGAGGCAACAGGAAGTTTTCCAAAAACAATTAACGTGGGAGATGGCGAGGCTACTATGACTTTCCATGACCCAGTGAATCATCCAAAACATTACACATCCCATCCATCAGGGGTGGAGTGTATTGAAATAACAGAGCACTTAAACTTCTGTTTAGGTAATGCAATGAAATACATTTGGCGAGCGGGTGAGAAAGACCAAGCCAAAGAAGTTGAAGACCTTGAAAAAGCATCTTGGTATTTAATTCGTGAGATTGAAAGACGGAAAAAAAGTGGCAACTAAAGATGAGAAAAAACATTTCAGACGAGTCGCAGAACTTGGTTGCATTCTCTGCTGGCACATCGGCTACGATGGAACACCCTGTGAAATACATCACATTAGAAGAGGTGGTAGACGAGACGATGCGCCTGTTATCGGACTATGCCCCGAACACCACCGTGGAAACACGGGAATCCACGGGTTAGGACGTAAAGGCTTTGAGAAAAAATGGGGAACAACAGAAGAAATTCTGTTGGGCTTCACCAATCATTTACTTAAACTTTAATCAAATTGCTTTCGTAGCATTTTGATGCGAGCAGTAATGGCAACTTGACGGTCATGAATAGCATCTAGCGCTTGACGTTTTGCATCTGCATCTATTGTGGTGGAGTTGGTAATGGCAATTTGCATTTGACGTAAACGTTTCATGTCCTTGTCAATTAAATTGACATAATTCTTTAAGCCATATAGTTTGCCGTGGTCTTGCAGATACTCTTTTAAATCTTCGTTATTGCCAGTGCGCTCCAAGACATTCATAGTGCGAGTGATTTGGTCAATCTCGCTCTTCATATCATAGTAAGCGGAGACTGTGCCCGAATCGGAGGCAAAGAATCGCTTAATCACAGGCATCTGCTCTAGCCTCATACTAGCCTTAACAGGGTCACCTTGTCCACGATAAACTGCATCTAGCAGTTGCATTGCATAAGTACCCATTGTTCCTGTGTAGCCACGGATAAGGTTCTCAATCTTGATAGGTGAAGTTCCTGTCGCTGCCCCCAAGTCTTTAACGAACTGGGAAGTACCCGCATTGGATTGAAACTGAGGCGCAACGTCTTCCATGCCACGTCCAACCACTGGCTCACCAGTAAAGAACGAGTAGTTGGCTACGTTCTCTACAATTGGTACGAACGCTTGTGGGATTGGATTGAACTGCAAGGTGCTCATTGCATTGCGGAACAGAGCCTCTTTTAAATCTTTGCCTGTATCGTTTCCAAAAGCGGTTTCAAGCACACGCTCTGGCAGTACTTTAAATACCACACCCAATTCAAATGGGATTGGGAATCGGAAAGGCTTGCCGTTGATAGACAGTGCTGGAACAATCCAGTAGTTATCACGCTCTTCTTTGTTGAGTTTTTTGTACTCATCATCGTCAGAGACCATGAACCAGTAAAGCATGGACATGCCCATCATTGTCAGGGCACGAGAGGCAAATGCTTTCTTCATTACGTCTGCATTTTCGGTAGCCATTTTGCCCCAACCCGAACGGTAGAGAATGTCAAGACCTTGAACACGTGCGTTAAAGAACGGAACCATTGCTGACAGAACACGGATAACTGCGTTGTTACCTTTGCGGGAGAAGTTAAGAACTTCCATTGCTTGGTAGAATGCTTCTGCTTCGCTACCAGTACGCTCAAGGGTGCGTTTATACACCTCTGCACGAGTTGCCATATCCGATGCATGTGAGCCATGTTCCAATGCATCCCAAAATGCAGTCAGTGGTAACAGGGCTTTTTCTTGCGAGGTTCTTGCGCCACCACGTTTACGGAGTTCTTTCTCTACCATCTTAGCGGTAGAGGCAACGTCACCTGAGAAGTCATAGCCAGTTAAACCAGCACGAGCCAAAGCAGATGCTTCAGGAGATTGGTTTGTCAGCGTCTTTGTAAACTGTTTAAACGTATCAACGATAGGAGTCATGCCCGTACCGCTGGTAATCCACGCTTGCAATGAGTCACGACCTAAGTTAGCAATCATAAAACCGGGGTCTTTGGTCACAAAGTTACGCAACAAATTGGCTGGAGCGGCAAGCCAAGATAGGAATTCCATCTGAGGAAGGTTTAAACCCTTCATAGATTCCACCAGAAGCGGGTCAGCAACTCGGTAGTACTTGGTCAAACCTTTTTCTTTAACGGTAACAATGTCTGAACCAGTAACTCCAAGCGGAACTTCTTCTGCTAACTCCATGCGTACGGCATCACGTACGACTCTATTGGCGGCTTCGTTCTTCATGCCAGCCTCAATTGCGGCACGTGCGTTACGAACGATAGTCTCCATGAAGTCAGCCAATTCAGCCTCGCCACCCTTGAGTTTCTTAGGTTTAGCGACACCAGCAAGGGCAGAGAACACACGAGGACCAGCCGTTGTTTCGCCATCCAATTGACGGTAGAAAGGAATGTAATCCCAGTTTTCAGTCCACAGTTTTGCCTCTTTGTCAGAGATAACTCCTGTGTCTTTCATGTAATTGACCAAGCCTTGGTTGTACTTTTGATACTCGTTGAACACGTCCTTGAACTCAGGGAACTGTTGTTCTAACTTGTTGCCGTAATCAATGTCTTCTTTGGTAAACAACTGCTCACGACCATCAGCCAATAGACGTTTACCACGTTTTGTGCCAGCGTAAAACTGGAATGCTTGGAAGATGTCAGGATTGTTGTACTGCATCAATGGCTCAAGGATTGGAATCAAACCTTTAACTTTGCCATCCAAATCGCTTACATATGTGTAGCCCTTATCGTAGACAGGCACACCATCACGGAAAGAAGATGCCGCAACACCAGCCGCACGGTCAGATTGGAGGGCAGCCGCAATTGCAGAGTTCTCAGCCAACAACTGGTCAGCACCAAACTTCTCACCAATTGCTCGGCTTAAACGCTCAATGCCTTCATACTTGTTAAGGAATGCCTGACGGAAACGAGCAATAGCCGTAGGAGAAATGGCATCCATCAACCGTTCTACAAATCCTTGTTCTACTCGTTTATGGGTAGTCGCATTAATGCGATTCTGGATAGCAGGGTCAATGTTTAAACTTTTACGTTGAAAACGGATGTCTGCGTCTTCGGTAGGCTTTTGATTAAACGCAGATTTAATTTGGTTTGGCTTGAATGCCACCCAATCTCTGCCATCCTTCATGCCATCATATCCACCAGCCTGTATGACTCTTGTCATCGCATCTGTTGGAAACGTAATATTTGGGAATCGCCCTTGCTTAAAAGTCGCTACCTTTTCATTAATCCAGCCATCTCCAAGTGTTGGATTGTCTGCCCTTAATTCTTTTTCAAACTGCTCAACCATTGCTTGGGTGTGCACAGTCTTTTGTCCATAAGGGTATGGCTTTTTAATGCTCAAGAACGCTGGAATAATTTCTGCGCCTTCTTCTGCGCCAGCATATCGGTTCGCATCTTCAATGTCATGGGTAAAGTAATACCCATCAGGATTGCCAGTTCTATTTTTCTTAGGCGATGGTTTAAATTCATTGCCTTCAAAGTTTGATGTTGCGTGATAAACCGCCAATGGATTGCCATCATTGTCTACAACTTTGCTGTTACCAAACCAGCGTTTAAACTCAGTAGTCTTTGGCGCTCTTAGTTGGAACTGCTCCCCTTCTTCGGCTGTTCCTCCAGTTGTTCCTTCGCTTGGCTTGTTCCATCCATATTCTTTTCCAAACTCTTCGGCAATGGAGTCGTAATCCTTGCGCCAATTGTCAAGGGTTGGTTGTATATCGGTGAGTTGTCGGGGGCTAAATCTTTCAAGGTAACCTTTGCCATCTGGATTTTCCTTCCAATTGTTGTATATGTAAGCGCTCTCAGCACGGAATGGGGTAATCGTAAACTCTACTTTATCACCACCGAACTTCTCTAGGGCAGTTTGTAATGTATCAATGTATGGCGCATCCTTCATAAAGAATGGTTTGCCATCATCTCCACGGAAATTAATAAAGTCAAATGAGTTGTCTACACGGGTAAATCCAACACCCGGCATCACCTCATCAAGATGTTTAAACAGGCTTTCTTCAAAGTCTTGGGTAATGTCCTGATTAACTGTGACCTTGTAACCTTTGCTTGCCATTTTGCCACTGGCAGTTGGGTCAGCACGATACCAAGGAACTGCATCTTGTTTGGTTACGTAGCCAATAATTGCGGCAGTCTTGTCTGCAACGTCAGTAACGTGACCTTTCTCGTCCTTAGTTAGAACAAGTTTAGTGATGACGTTAGGGGCAATTTGGTTCTCGTAAGCACCAATAGAGTTTTGACTGCTGTAGAGTACGCCTTCGTTAAGCAGTTTAAATATCTTACTTTCGCCATCTTCGGTTTCAAAGATGTTGCGAACTGCACGATTGAACTCATCTTGTTGTTTGCGAGGCGCATTGTGGATGCCTTGGAGCATATCAATGCTGGTCGATGGGCGAGATTCCCAAGTAATGTTAGCCGTTGCACGGTTTACATAGTCAGAAAAATCGAGGGAGTTAGGTTTGAAATCCTTTTCCTTGCCTTCTGCTTTGGCTTTTTGATATTCAGTTGTGTTTTTAATGTATGTCCACAGAACGGCTTGAATTTGACGTGGCAATAGTTTCTCGCCAGCCTGAGTCAGATTGCCTTCCTTGTCATACTTGGCAGTACGCTTTTCATTGGCATCAGCAATTCTGCGAATCAAGTCTTTTGCGTACTTATATTGGGTAGCGGAAACAGAATTAGCCCCGCCTTCTTCCCTGTCTTCTGAATGAGGGTAGCCAAACAAACGCATCATCCAACGGTCAATCGTGGATGCATCCTCAAAAGTATCTGTTTTAAACGTGCCATCGTGCAAGTTTTGGTAGAAGTTCATCAACTTGTCTTCTACACCAGCAAGGTTTGTATTGAATTCTTTAGCCTTAAGAATTTCAGGGATGACTTTGGCGGTTGTCTCAGGGAAACGACCAGCATAGGCGGTAATATCACCTTTAGCCAATTGAGCCATAGACTTAATCACGGCAGTGATGTTGCCACCTAGACTGTTTGCCTGTGAATATAAAGCGGTCAGACGAACAATCTTTTCCATCAAGTCTTTGTCGCCATGAGCAATATCAGCAATAGAGTCACCACTGCGTTCATACCAATCTTTGGACTTATCATACATAGAGTATGGGTGCTCAAGGAGGTTAGTCATGCGTTTGACTAAAGCGGTACGGTCTTTAACGGTACGTGCATCAGGAGGCGCTCCAACAAGGTTGTCACCAATCTTGCGAATGGTTTCCTTTTGAAACTTCTCTTCCTCTGGTACGGCTTGTGGTTTTGGAGCCTTAATCTTGGCTTCGCCACGTTCAACCTTTTGGAAAATATCTTCTGCGGATTTAAAGCCGTTGAGTTTAAATGCGTTCAGCAGCGCCTTGAACAAGTCTGATAGACGTTTAAACAGGTTACCAATTAACCCGGCTGGCGGTGAAGTTCTAGAATAATTTGCAAACGCTTCGGCAATTGCTTCTTCAGCAATGAAATCATCAAACCCTTTGAGACCACCAGTACGTTCTTTAAAGTCAGCCTTGTAAGACTCATAGACATCAGGCTTGATGTATTGCTTAATCCAATCGGACTTGGCTTTGTTCTTTAAAGTGTTCCATTCGCCATCTGTAAATGCACCTAGATTCTTAAGCGCATGGATGGATTCATGGCGCAAAGTACCCATTGGGTTTTCAGCATTGTAAGCAATCTTGATGAGTTCACGAACGTAAGACCCGTCAGCCTGTCCGTCTGCAATGCTTTTGACAATGTTTAAACCGACACGCTCCAAACCAAAACGTTTTAGAGTTGGTAATAGCGACTGACGAATCTTTTCAAAGTTCTCTTCGACCTTTGGTGTGTACATGCTGGCACGGACTTCAATGCCTTTTGGCGCATTACCAGCACGTCTTTCAAGTTCTTTTTTAGCGTAAGCGGCATAGCGCTTTGGCAAAGTACCTTTGGTGGTAGGGGCAGTATCAATAATTTGCTGGAGCATATCGTTGCTCACAACAAAGTCACCGTCCTTATTCTTACGCATTAAACCAAACTGTTCAGCCAAATCCTTTTCTTTAAAGGAGGCAACTGGCTTGCCTTCTTCATCGTAGAAAACATGCTTTTTGTTTACAACAGGCTTCTCGCCCATTGGCACAACCTTTAATGGGTTGGTCAGATTCTGAATTTCTTTCTCGTGGAACGCAATCTGAGCCTGTGCTTTACGAATCCGAGCACCCATGTCAGCAGATAAGGCATCGTGGGCTGGAGTTCCAAAATAGCCTTGGGACTTATTGATGTCCAAAGCGGTGTTCATGCTTTCAATGGCTTTGTTTAACTTCTCTACCTTATTACGGATAGGTTGAGCCAACTTCTCATTGATTGCCGCATGCTTTATAGAAGAGGCTTGGGCTTCTTCGGGTGTTTTAACACGGTCAAGAGTGACGCTACCGTTCTTAACTTCGTAGTTTTCTGGGACAACTCCCTGTTTAAACTCTTGATTACGGATGTCAAAACCTTGCGGCAGCGCTTCAGACTTTCCAGCAAAAGCAATGTTGACTACGTTTCTATCCCGACCATCTACTTTGCGGGTGGTAATACGCTCTTCAAGGTCACCCCTGTTAATGGCATGGCGCAAAAGAGCACTGGCATCCCAGTTATCTTTAAGCCCAGAGGTGTCTTTAATATCATTAATGACACTAGTTCTCCCCATTACATCGGTGTCAAAAAACTCGTACTCAGCCTTTAAATTTTTTAAGGCTTGGTTGTACTGCTTGTCCGAGAACCGAACTGCGTTTGTGCCTTCGGGCAAAATTTGCAACGTCTTAGACTCAGGGATTTTGCGTAGCGCATCGAACGCTGAATAGAGTTGAACTGGACTCATCGCCTCTAAGTTGTCCGTCCCAGTAGTACGCATCAAGAAATCGTTGAAACCTTGAGTGCCTGTCTCTACGTTCTTGTTCTTTGCAGTTTCAATAACGGTATCTACGGTTGGTACAACCGTGCCGTCATAGCCCGTCTTATAGGTTAAGAAGTTATCCAACGCACCTTGTTTAGCCTCTGTTGTATCAGAACTGTGACGTAAAGCGTCTACATAGTCTTCTAAAGAGTAGGAAGATAAACGTGGCTTGCCGTTGTCTTTGCGGTCTTTGTTGATATACGCTATTTGGTCAGGAGTAAGTTCACCCTCAACAAAGTTACCTAATGGATTTTGGAATGGGTCGTACTTGCGCTCATTTAATAATTGTTCTTCAGGCGCTGGCAACATCAGCATTTCTGATGGGCGTGGAGGCGCTGCTGTAGGAGTTGGCTCGTTTAAACGCTCTTGAGTCTGCTGCGGGAACGCTTTGTCAAATTTATGACCAACAGTTCCAAACGCACCACCAAGTACTGCACCGCCAATAAAGTTTTCGTAATAGGCTTTACGAGCCTCTTCATCTGCAATATTTTGACCAGCCTGTAAACGTTGCAAAAATTCTTGTCCTACTTCAGTAGAACCTTCAATACCAGCAACCTTAGTGCCAGCCAATGCATATTCTCCAGCCGTAGCCAACATGCCTTTTTTGGCAACTTCTTTGGCTACATCATCCGTAATTGATATACCAGCCTTGCCAAAGATTCGGTTAACAATTGGAAAAGCCTTAAGAGAAAAAGTGTCTAGAGCGGCTTGTGGTATAGCCGTAGCACCCGCTTTAAGAAGACTTGTATCGGCAAGACGTGTGCCATCTTCCATTTGAGCGGCTAAGTTTGAGCCTGTATATTGCGCTGCACCAGCAGTTAAAGCACCAAGGGTAGCAGCACCAATACCAGCAACGGCTAACTCTGGGGCGGCAATTGCGGCTGCGCCAGCACCAACAATAGGAGCAACAATGTACGGTACTGAACCGCCTAAAGTCTCTTTAAATTTGGTAAACGGGGCTTCAGTCCAACCTTCTTCGGTTGGTTTAAACATCTTTTGGGCTTTAATGTCTTGCTCACGTTTGTACTTCTCTGCTTCTTCTAAACCCATTAGTCCAGTTTTAGCAAGAGTCAAAGCGCCTTCGCCCTTCATCCGTTCATAGGATGACTTTAAAGCGCCAGTAAAACCCGTGTCAGGTTTAACTTCTGGCTCTGTAGATACTGGGGCTTGCCAACCTTGTTCCCAAGGTTGCTTGGCTTGTTGTGACCAATTCTCTTCCCAAGGATTAGCCATGTTTTAAACCTTTTCCCAGTTAGCCTTATTGTTTGGGTCACCGCCTTTGAACTTGTAATTGCCATCAGCGCCCTTAACGACAGTGCCTACTGCTGGACCGCCACCGCCTCCAGCACCACCGTTACTAGCCCAATTGTACAATTCTTTGGCTTTTTGTCGCTTTTGTTCTTCAGTTAAAGTCGCATTCATTGGGTCTTGAATAACTGACTTATAAGCCTCTTCAAGAGTCATTGTTCCAGCCTTAGACTGACCTTGCATTATTTTAAATAATTCAGGGTTGGTCTTAGCCAATTGAACCATTTCTGCATATTGGGATGGCTTACCAGCAGAAATCATATGGGCTTGAGCAGTCATGCGTTTAACTTCAAGTTCAGCCAAATCCATTTTGTTCTTTTGCTGTGCAGCACGAGCCTCTTCAACACCTTTAACGTCACCACGTTTACGAGCATCATCTTCTTTAGCAATGTTGCTTTGCAAACCAGCCATTTCAACGGCTTGTTTATCACGTAATGCGTTCTGTTCTTGCTCCATTTTTGAACCAGCCTGTGCGCTGATAGCGGCTTGGTAACCAAAACCCTTTTCAGGAGCGGCAGTAGCAAAAGAAGCAAGGCGCTCAATCGTACGGTTGTATGGGTCTTCAGCCTCTTGACCAGCACGTCTAGCCTCAATAGCGGCATAGCGTTTCTTGATGTCAGCCATTGGGTCATTGGAAACACCAGCCAACTCATTGAGTTTTTGCCTACGAGCAAACAACTGCTCATCAGTTAAATCAGCCATTGCAGGATTTTGACTAAACGCTGGGGGACGAACTTGACCAGAACTGGTAGCCGATGCTTGCTTGTTTGGATTGGCAGGAACGGCATTAGGCTGAACCTTTTGATTTCTCATAGCCGCACCAGCCTCTGCATCTTCAACGTCAGAAGCAGTTACTTTTGTAGCATCTGCTTTAGCCTTTTCTTCTGGCTTACGAATGAAATGGTCATAGTATGGGGTCATACTATTGGTCATATCAGGGCTATCGCCATACAAATATGGTAGGTCAGTGCCAGTAATTGCACGAATTGGGCGAATGATTCCAGTGTTAACCACACCAGCGGCAGCACGTTGTGGCAACGTCAAAATGTCTGCGGCAGCAGCGCCAAACTGCTTTAAACCGCCTAAGAAACCTTCACGGTCTTCTTGCATCTGTCTGGCATTAGCCGCATCACGTACTGTCTTATCATCTGTTCCATCAGAAAAAGCCACAATACCGCCATTTGCATAAGAAGATTGACGAAACATGTGTGGCAATGGGAGGGAAGACAAACCGCCTTCAGCCATTGGCATTGGAGGAGCAGCATTAGGCTGCACTTGTCCAGTAGGAGCGCCAGCAATATTAACTTGTGGGTTGCCCAAAGTCTTAGATGGAGCAGTCATACTTGGAGCCAACTGCGGAGGCATTTGGGTAGGATTAACTTGCCCAGTAGGGGCTGCTGCTGGATTTATTTGTCCAATGGGAGCGCCAGTTAAAGAACTTTCAATTTGGTCTTTAACAGTAGGTTGTTGACCGTAAAAAGCAGAAGACGTATCTTCAACTTGTTTTCTACGGTTTAATTCAGCCAAAGCAAGGTAAGCGGGTACATCAGGATTTGACCCGTTCGCATATTTCATTACGTCTTGTGTAGGAAGACCACGAATGGCATCCATTGTTTGAATTAAATTAAACATATACGCTCACTCATTATTCTGGTGGTGGTTCTGAAGAATTGGTATCAATGGTTTGATTTGCCCAATAGTCATTTACTGTATTAGGGTCGCTACCAATAACATTAGGGTCAGCCTGAGTAGCAGCAGAAGTTGGCTCTCTGTAATCAGCGCTTACCCATACTGGATTATTGTTTTCATCAAAGCCAAAACCGGGGTTTAAGTTTCCGTTGTCATCGTACGGAGTTTGACCTCCCGGTCCTGTTGGGTATACATAGTTGCCATTGGCATCCATAGTCACACCACCAGTGGCTGTTGGGTCATTCTTCGTTAAGCCGTTGATGTACTTAGCAATTGCAGGGATAGACATACCCGCTGCTTTAAGGTCTTTAACCATTCCTGCAACGCCTGAAATACCACCAGCAGCAGACTGTGCGAGACTTTGTTTTGCAGAGTATGTGTTGGTTGTAGTTGCTGGCAAGCCGTTGATGATGTTCTTTTGTAGGTTGAGCATATCCTGTGGATATTTCAATTGACGCAAATACTCGTTGTATTGAGCGTTTAAAGCCTGTTGATTCAATGCTTGTTGGTCTGCTCCAGCCTTGGATTGCGCTTGGAGGTTTGCCAAACCATATTGAGCACCTTGAGCGCCAGCATTTGCCGCAGCAGTCTGAGCCTGAGTTGCAGCCTGTAAGCCCTGTAAACCATAGGTAGCGGCAAACTGATTGCCTGATTGATTTAATTGCTGGGCTTGCATATTACGTGCTTGGTCAGCATTAAACTGTTGTGCCGCTTGGTTGTAGGCTTGGTTGTAGCCAGAACCAATCAAACCAGCCTGTTGAGCCAGCAAATTGTAGTTGTTTTGACCTTGCAAAATAGCCTGACGTGAACCACCGTAAGCGCCAGCCTGTGTCAATTTAGCCATATCGCCCAATTGATTAATCTGTTGCTGACGTTGTAGTGCCGCTAATTGTGGGTCAAGAGCCTTCTGAATGTACGGATTCATGTACTGTTCAGCGGCAGCCTTATTAAATTCATTGGCAGTAATAGTGTTTGGCGTATAAGTTAACGCCTGTTCTTTATTACTTATGTCGTTTAAATTGTTTCCTGCATTTTGCAAAGATGCTGGCAAAGTCAAACCACTAAGACCACTCCATGCTTGATTTTGAAGTTCAGAAGGTCCAGCAGTCAATTGACCTTGGTATGCTGGCATTGCCGTATCAGTAAGAGCCTGTGCCTTACTAAGCATATCGCTCACATATGGTTGAGCATATGGAGAAACTGTTTGCTGGGTAGACGTGCTTGGTGTAGCGTTTAAACCGCTAGATGAGAAAAGTCCCATGTTATTTCCTTACCTTTGGCATGTATTGATGAGCATCAATCTGCTTACCTTGTTTTGGGTTTCCTGTTCTGGCTTTGCGTACACGCTCCATCATTTGATAAAGCACTTTAGCGCCAGCCTCTGAAGACCCATTACCTAAATGAGAAACCACATCAGCGGGAATGACAAACTCTTCGTTTGCAAGACGGGCTGGCTGTCTACCAGCAATGCTTGCGGGAATGTCATCAGACATGCCATCTCCCGGTCCTTTTAGCAATCTACCGCCATCGGAGTAACCGCCAAGACTAGAAATGCCGCCTGTGTTCATGGCAATTGGCATACCTCCACCAGCAAACATATTGACTGAATTGGATGGGTCAGCGTTGTATTGTTGCGATGAAATATTTGAAACGCTCAAGTGATTGCCATCATCAATTGTTGGCTGAATATATTGAGGCTTCATCTGCCCAAATTGATTTTGGGTAGGTTGTGTATATGGCATTTGTCCATATGCCGCTTGAGGTTGTGAGCCAGCACTTTGTTGTGGAATATCGCCAGTAGGATATTGTTGGTTTTGCAACGGAGATTGCATGTAAGGAGGAGGAGTAAGGCTCAATAAACCACCTTCAGCCGCTTTAATATAAGTTGGATTAAGGAATTGTTGACCATAAGCACGTCCATCAATTGGTGCGTTTACGGCATTAGGATTCCAATTAAAGCCATAACCACTTGAACTTCCAGCGCCTGTAGATTGAGTGCCTGAAGTTAAGTTGTCGTAAATGCCTAAACCAGCACCAATAAGGCTAGGAATTATTGAACCGCCACCGCCAGTTTTACTACCAGTAGTGCCAGTAGTACCAGAAGATTTCATGCCACTGCCAGTATTTTTACTACCGCCAAAAGCAGAACCTCCAAGAGCAGAGCCACCTAGTAAAGCGCCAGCCAAATTTGCTAAAGAACTGTCTGATGCTGGTTTTTCTTCTGGAGGAGGCTCTTCTGGTTTTGGACCAAACTCTTCACTAGATTTTCCATCAGGAGTAATAAAAGTGACAGAGCCATCAACGTTAAATATGCGTTGACTTCCATCTTGTTCCAATACTGTGGTTGAACCATCAGGGTTATTGGTAATTTTTGCTGGGTAATCTCCCGCTTGGTCACCCAAAGAAAAATCTGTTGAACCAGCAGTAGTTCCAGAAGTATCTTTTGGAGCAGTAACGTTAATAGTGCCTAAATCTGTAACGGGTTCATTGTTATAAGAAGATGGAGCGGCTTTAATCACTTCTCCGTTGGCAGTAATCCATGCTGGATTTCCTTGGGTATCAGTACCTTGCACCAATCCAAAGTTTTCAGCAGAACCTAACTGTCTACCTTGTGCATCAAATGCATTACCAGCGGCATCTACTTTAGCCACGTTTGAAGCCTGTGTTTCAGGATACAAAGCCGCAATCAATTGATTGACGTTTTCTTCTTCTGCCGTATTTTGAACTGGAAGACCAGTTGCTGGGTCATAAACAGTAACAGTGCCTTTTAATTGTTTAATGGCTTCTTCTGTAGGTGTTAATCCTGCATCACTTGCAGTTGCACCAGAACTAGCCAATTGTGGATAGTTAGGAGCAACGTTTTCAGTAGCCGTTGGCAATTCAGCCAAAGTCTTGTCTGTTGTTTCAAGTTCTGCCTTTTTAACAGTATCGTCAGTTGCGCTCTTATAAGCATCATTGGCAGCACCGCCAGCATAGTTAATACCAGTACCAACAATCCCGCTTGCAATCGCTCTTTCAGCCGCAGTAGTTGCATCACCGCCACGCAAAGCAGCAGTAGTTGCAGCGCCAACCCCGCTACCAACCAATTTGTCGGCAATACTGGTTCCAGTACCGTTTAAATCGGCTTCGGCAGTAACGCCAGCGCCAACTCCAGAACCAACACCCGCAGTTAAACCACGAGTTAACGCAGCGCCAACATCTTGACCTTGAACAAGTCCAGCGCCAGTTTGTAATGCTGTTGTTGATAACCCTCTGCCTACAGCAGATGGAAGTGACTCAATGCCAGTATTGGCTCCAATATCAGTAAGGGCTTGTCCAAAAGCAGTGTCTGCCAAGCCTGATGTAATTCCAGAACCCAGTTCAGGCGCTACGTAAGAAATTGCTGCGCTAGTAAGTGCCTGTTGCACATCACCGCCATGAGCAACAACGTCCACCGCACTAATAACTGGAAGAAGTTCAAACTGTCCCGTGGCAACCGCAGCGACTTTGGCTATCGTTCCTATTGGGTCATTGACTGCCGTCTCAACAACTGTAGATACGGTATCGCCCACAAAATTAACAACATCGCCAGCCGCCTGAACAACAGCATCGGTAACGTCACCAACGGCATCACCAACTGAACTGACTACGTCAGAGACTGCATCTGCTACGGCTCCCATTACATTTGTCCTTCACGCTTTGGTCCAAGCACTGTAGTTACACGATAGCCACCGCCTTTGGTTTTTTGAACCGCATAGCCCATCGTTGGTTTACCGTCTACATCGGGATTGATTTCTGAACGGTGTTTTTGGACATATTTAAAAATGCTTAATAGAGTTGGGTCTTCAAAGTCTGTAACCATGACATCAAAACCAGCCATGTACATAGCCTTTGCATAGTCAACGCTATTATTTAAGTAATTGTTTGCTGTATCAGCGTTTAAAGCACGAAACAAAGCAGTACGGTCTTTGCCGGGATGAACAATAAAAAGGGTATTTCCTTGACGCATAAGAATAGCGCCAGATTCATGGGCTTCAGCAGTCACTGCTGCAAGCACTTGGTCTGGAGAATACTTAGACTTTGTCTGCTTTGTAGCCTCAAGAATAATCTCAGGCGGGTCTAGCAATTTCTTTTTACTGTCAACTAGCATTGTGCATCCTTAAAAATTGCAGCGGAATACACGTTGCCCATTCCAGCCGCAAGGCTCAAAATCAAACCACCCTTCTCTGATGGGGCTGGTTCGCTAAGAAAAACCTTGTCTTCGTCTGTACGGTTAGCAATTGCTGGCACAAAACCGTTTTTGATATTATCCAACAATAATACAGTTTCAAGCAAGCCGCTTGCCCCCATAGTATGCCCGATTCTTTGTTTAAACGATGTTGCCACAAAATCGTTCAAAATGCTAGTCAATGCATGTCTTTCTGCAATATTATTTGACTTTGTTCCTGTGCCGTGAGTCTTGACCGTTCGTATCTTAGAGCGTTGGACTTGGGACATGTACAACGCACCTTCAATGGCTCGTTTAAATCCTTGCCCATCTTCTCGTTGACCAATTGCATTTGTTGAGTCTTCGCCTGATGTGTAAGCCCCCATGAGTCGGGCTTTAGGTTTAAACCCTGTCAGTTTCATGCTTTCTTCAGTCTCAAAGACAGCAAAGACTGCGCCTTGACCTACATGAAAGCCATAGTTCTTCTCATCAAAAGCGCTAGGAATAATGCCAGCATCATCGTCTTTTGCCGTCAACACTGCGCCTGATTCACCAAAGAAGTTTAGTACCGCATTGGTTACCGCATCTTCCACACCTAAAACAATGACTCGCTCCATGCCATACAACTTAATCAAGTTGTAAACATCCATCATCACCTTGAGACTAGACGCACAGGCTGATGCATCAGTCATAACGTGATTGGTCACTCCACAAGCACTAGCCGTCCGTCCAGCATAAACTTGCGTCAAAGCCATTGGCAAAAACTTGTAGGTGTAGGATAGTCGGGTTTTCCCTAAGTCTACAGGCTCTATCCCTGCAAAATGGGCATTCCCAGAAGCAAGAATAAAAGCAGTACGGCAACGGTTTTCCCGCAGCGTTTGAAGCAGTTCTTTGTCCAGCACTTTCTCAGCCAAACGGTGGGGCGCATAAATCATCCCCGTGTCTTTCCCCTTGTAGGTCTCTGGAAACCAGTGAACTCGTTGTGGAAAATGTTTTAACTCATCAATAAAATCGATGTTTTCGGTACATGCAGTGCGGGTTTCGGTAAGGTAAATCACCAATCTACCCCTTTGATGGCTTCTTCAACAGTGCCAGATGGCTCTTTAGTTTTGTGCAACTGTATAAAATCCCAGCATTCCCTAGCCGATTTAAACGTCATTTCTTTGCCAATTTCATCTGGAATGCCATAGATGTCACAGAAATAAATGCACATCATCATGCCATCCATACTATCTAGACCAGTATCTTTTAGGTCATCATCTAGAGTAACGATGGGCGTAAAGTCTTGATGGGACGGTATTGCCGTACGTGCCACCTTGTTAAACAGTTCAATAAAGTCCATGCTTTTCCTTTAAGTTATGACACGAACGTTAGTGTACCAATCATCATCCAACTTTCCAATTAGTTCCGTCAGAATAGACGGGCACTTTGTTAGTTCCACCAGAGGCAACAGTTGAGCCAAACGTGGAAACGGAAGAGTCAGTTACAAAGGCTCTATACCCAACTCCAGAACCACTGGCGCTTGGAAGTGAACCAACCGTGTAAACAAGGTTTGTTGGCTGCTCGGCAACAAGCGTAGCCAATACGCTATTTTCTTGATTGAAATAAAGGCGCAGAACGTTAGTCAGTTGGTTAAGGTATAACTTGCTGAATTGGTCTTGTGGTAGCGGTAGATTGGGTACTGCTGGGGCTTGAACTTGACTCATGTGTTACCCCTTCTACCGTCAGGACGAATGTCAATACGAGGAGCGCCTAATTGCCATTGGTCTCCAAGGTTGTTGTTTTCCACTTTAAATGCCATTTGTCTGCCACGTACCCGCACGTAGATTGTTCCTGTGAATTGTTCTACGTTAACTACAGAAGTTCTGGTAACCGTAGCATAGGCGCTGCCGCCTTGAGACAGAGGGTCGTTGTATCCAGAGCCTGAGTTTTGCAATGGGTACATAGTCATAGTGACATTAGGGTTTGCACTAGTAGACCCACGGAAAGTTAAGTCAGGAAGAATTCTCCAAACAAACCCAAAGTTATGCCCGTCATCAATGTCAAATTCAGACGAAACAATGTAGGAGTCAATTGCTGATTCAGGCAAAGTTGTGCCATCGTTGACCCCGTACTCGTGGTAAACAACGTTGTTGGCATAGGTTGCCGCTAATGGATAGTTACGCAATCCAGTATCTAGCCATGCGGTACGACCAAGATAACCGTAGTACCAAACTTGTTCTAAATAGTTGTAGATAACATAGGTATCAATGACTGTACTGCCCTCAGAACAATAATAAAACCACACCTCGTTAAAGCCTTCATTGGTACTGGCAAAAAACTGGGAGGCTTGGGATAGGTTGATATTGCCGTAAACAAATTGACGGAGGTCACAACTAAGCGTACTTACGCTACCGTCATAGCGATAGAACTTGTCTCGCCCCATCCAATACACAATGCCTGATGCCAAAGCCGTAGCGTTTTCGCCCACAATTGAGATGTTGTCTCCCAAAAGGGTTGAACCCCATACCGCTGGCGCTCCCAAATACTGCAAAGAATAAAGGGAAGAATCTGTCCAAACCAAAATTTCCTGACGCACTTGCATCGCAGTTACGATAAGGGAGCCATGAGAAAGGCGCAGACTACCAGCCTGATTTGTAGCGGCAGGAGTCCACATTGTTATTGACTCTTGGTCTGACCAGCGAATTAACATAGGGTCTTGTACCGCAGAACCATAGTCATTGCATCCAAACGCAAAGACAAAACGGGATACGTCAGAGATGGCAATATAGTTTTGAATAGTAGGTACGTCAGAAGCGCCTACAATAGTAGAGATATTGACTCCAATACTGGTGACTCCGTTGGCAGCAGTCCAATAATAAATACCACCACCACGAGGTCCAAACACCAAGTTTTCACCAAAGTTAGCCTGAGACCAAAGACGCAAGTCTTGGGCGGTAGTAGCGCTATTACCCCAAGAGCCAGAACCCCATGCCCCAGAACCCCAGCCAGACAAAGGAACAGCAATATCAGTTCCCGTATCAATTTGGTATTGAGCCGTTACCGCACCGCCTTGAGAAGATGCACTATTAGAAGCAGTGGTGGAAGCCGTAATGTCATAGGTATTGGCATCGATAACCGTCATCTGATACCAGCCAGTAATAGTCACCCCATAAAAAGTGCTTGTAGAGGTGAAATCTACAAAGTTTCCTGTAATTCCACCGTGAGAGGTGGCAGTTACCCTGATTCTTGTTGAACCAGAAAAGCATTGAAAAGGATTGGTTAGGGATACGGTATAGCGTATAGCGGTAATAGAAACTGTGCCACCACCAGCAGGGACGGTAGAAGTCGCAGCATCTGCTACGGTAATTTGAAAGGTGTTTAAACCAATTCTGGTAACCGTAAATTGATTGTTAAAGTCGGCAGCAGGGATGCCTCCAACGGCAACAGTACATCCAGAGATTTGAACTACGTCTCCTGTATAGAGGTCAGAGCCAGCCCAAGTCACTACTACCGTCTTGAGTGTATTGGTTACCCCAAACGCATTGGTTAAAGTGGTTGAAGCCGTTGAATACTTTAAAGGCGTAATGTCGTAGTACAGACCACCGCTTTCAATGTAGTATTTGAGGTTTGTTCCTACAGCAAGGACGTTTAAACTTGCTAAAGTAATCCAGTTCCACAACGCACGGCAGATTCCAAGAAAAGTTGAATTGGAAATCTGATACCAGCCGCCTACCTTCTCAGGTGTGCCTTGACGAAAACGAATTTTGTCACATTCATACCAACCGCCCTCAGTTGTATAGCGGGTATTCTCCCGATTTACTCCAGATTTGAATATGATTTTCTTTAGCGGCATACATAACCTTATGTGTAGAGGGGTGTGCCAGCCTTCAATTGGGCAATTGTTAAACCTCCAGTGTACTGGAAGTGAGCAAACTCTTTAAATGATTTCCATTCAGCAGCCCATTCAAGTCCTGCTTCTTTGCCTAACTTACCCACTTCAGCCCAGACGGGTGCGGAAGTATCCCACTCAGGCTTTCCATTAACCAAAGGCACAACATCCACTGCACAGCGATAGTTATGATAAGAATCACCAGCATTAGCATTGGTGACAATTTTTCCCGTTGTCGTGCGTCCTTGGTTGTAAAGGGCGGCTTGAGACTCAAAGTCCCGATAAGTTGACGTAACCAATAAATCAATATTGTTCTCCTTGCACAACTCAATAAACTTTTCCACACGCTCTTTGGTTTGTGGATTTAGTTCGTCTAGGCTTCTTGAATTAATCATTTACCCACCATTGGAGTGGAGTTAAAAAGCATTTGGTCTTTCTTCTGACTGCCAGCGGAAGACCCAAAATAAAACGCAATGATTCCTGTCCAAGCAGTACCTAATGAGCCAAGCATAATCATTAGGGGCGTATTTCCAGTATCTGCGGGATGAACCATAAGATAGCCCAAAATACCAAAAAACCCGGCAGTAACAAGCACACTAAGAACAGGAGGAATAACGCTCTGAGTAGAAGTTTGCATCTCTCTAGCACTTTTTCTATCCTCCACCGCCAGTTGCTCAAAGTTTAAACCTAGAGATTGGGCTTGTTTTTGCAACTCAATTTCAGCAACTTTGACTTGGGCAATCTGTTCTGCTGACATCTTGCCACTGTCCATCATGTCTTTTGCGTCTTCTTGGCTAACGCCTAACGCTTTGGATACTGCGGAAACAGCAAGTCCTGCCAACGGACCGCCAAGTGCGGTGGCAATTGTTGGCGCAACTTGCTCTAACCAATTCATAGTTACTCCGCTGGCTGTTGGTCTTTTATTTCTTTTTGCAATGCATCAATTAATTGGTACACCTCTTGGTAAGGACGTGAACCAAGATAACCAATTAGGGCGTTAAGAAGTTGGTCTGATAATTTCATGTGGATTCTTGCTGTGCGGCATGTTCTGTTTCCCATTCAGCCTTTTTTTCAGCCAAAGATTTTATTGAAGCGGCATTAACAATATCTTCTTTTGTCCCAGAAATAGTTTCACCAGAAGCAGTAATACGTTCAATTTCTGCCGTTACAATTTCTTCAATTGCAATGCGGCAACGTTCATGGATGGCATTGTCAATCCATTCTTGTGCTGAAACCGCTACAAACTTAAGCGCTTTGTCTTCGGCATCAGATAAAGTAATTGTATAAGTTACCATTTTTTTTAACCTATTAATCTAATTGACATATAGTGAGCGGCATTTGCACCAGCATAATATGTTCCGCTTGTTCTAAAATCTAAGTAATCTCCAGCAACTAAATATATTACAAATTGTGTATTTGAATTGGCGTAGTTAACAGAGTCTGAATTATTTTCTGTAACAACTGCGGTATTTTTTTCAGTAAAAGCAATCATTCTCCCAGTAGTTCCACTACCCATTAATGCCCATTGATAATAATAATATCCAGTAGTTGGAGCAGTGTATCTTGTTGCTCCAGAAGGACCGCCTGTAAGATTTAAACCTCCACCAACAGACCAATTGGTGGTTGGACCACTTACTTTAAAATAATTTGCGCCAACACTTGTTGGAGTGTATGAACTTATAAAAAATCCAACTTGATTTGGCATTGTTATGTAACCACTAGAAGCCAAGAGTGTTTGAGTTCCGTTTGTTGAAATCGCTACTTGGTTGGATGCTGGATAGTAAATACCCGTGCCTGTACCGCCAGTACTACCTGTTACGGCTGGCGCAGATACGCTACCGTCTGTTCCGTTTAGAACTAATGCCATTATGCTTCTCCTTCATCAGCAGGGAGTGGAGTGTTACCTTCTTCAAGCCATTTTAGGTAGGCTTGGTAGTCGGTGTTGCCTTCGGCAAAAGGAATAAAAGCCATGTCTGACAAACGTTGAACGCCATTTGGTTGATTTGTTACATCATCAATTGTTATTTTGTACATTTTTTATAACTCCGCTGAACTGCCAAGATGAAATTGAACTGGTGCATAAACACTTTCAGAAGTGGCTAATAACATGTATCCAAACATGCCTTGGTCACCGTTATTTCCACCGCTGTTTATTGCAGAAACTGTTCTTGTTACTCCAGAACTATATTCATACACAGAGCCTGTTGCACCAGTTACAAAGTTGTAAATTGTTGTAGTTGGCGAAATACGCATTGGAACTGGAAAATTACAGTTAACAAACCAACTTCTAGTAGGGGAACTATTGTCAAAACAGTAAGCAGTTCTAGCATTTGGCGAAGACGCTGAACCCAATGCAGTACCAGCAGTATAAGTAGTAGAAAAATATCGTTGACACAATAACAACTCAGTACCATACGAACGATAGTCAAAGCCAGTGGCTGATGAACCTACTTCTAATTGAACACCAGTAACATAAAAAGTTGCTCCGTTTGTACTAACAACAGAAACACCACTAGATGCTGTGTATGAATTTCCTGCTTGCCATGCTCCTGTTGGAGTTCCAGTTGCAGTGTTATTTCCGAAACCAAGGTTTATTTGAAAACCAGAACTTGTACCAGTGTATGGACCGCCTGTTGTATCGGCAGGAACCGCCAAAGTTATTTGTTGCCAAGTGTTTGCATTGGTGACTGTATAAGTAAATGGGAAAGACCTATTTTGTGCACCATTTTGAAGACCGCCAGCAAATGTTCCAGTAAGGCTTGAGTAAACCCAAAAACTAAGAGTCAACGGAGTTGCGTTTGCAGTTCCCCAGTTTGTACCAAGCAAATTATTTGCTTCAATACGCTGAAATAAAAAGAAATTATCTGTAACGAGAGTGTAAGCAGAGGTTGAAGTAATTCCTAAATAATTACTAAAACCAGCAGGGGGTGTTACGCCTCCTGCATTTTGTTGAAATGTAAATTTTGAAGCCGTTGTTGAAAATACAGCCCAACGGTCTAACAAATACACATTTCCAGATGCTGGAGTGACACTTGTAGTGCCGTTGTACTGACTAATTGTCATAGCCCCATTGATAACTTTGTTTTTAAAAGTTGAAGCATTACCAGCACCTAAGTTACTGTTTGCTACGCTTGTACCGACTACATCGGCATTAACCGTGCCATAAGCCATATTACGCTCCTATTCCGTGATTGGCGAATGCGCCATGATATTTGTTTCTTGCTTCCATCGCTACTAACTCCGCTAGTTCTAGGTCGTCAAATACACCGATGTATTTTTTCTTGCTGTCCACCGTGATGTCAACTTGATATTTGCTGTTTGCTGTTTTCCATGAAACATTTTTAATTTGAGTCTTGTTTCTTTTCCTGAAAGAAGCATTTTGACCGTTCTCTTGACGAGAACACGCCCTTAAATTTTCAATCTTGTTGTCTGCTCTGTTTCCATTGATATGGTCAATAAAATCAGGAACATAGCCGTGCATCATCAAAAACACCACTCTGTGCATAGAATGTTTCTTGCCGTCAATGCTAACCTTGCCATAGCCTTCGCTATTGATTGTTCCAGCCTTGCTACCAACTTTAATTTTTGGCAATGGGCTTTTCTTATAGAACAGTTCTCCATCCCTGTATTCAAACAAAGACAGCAACTGCTCTTGAATCAAGCCGTATGCCATTATTTGACTCCTGTGATTGCAGAGATTTCATCTGCCGTCAAACCAAGTTTTGACAATTTATCCATTGCAGATATTTTTGCTTCTTCTTTGGCTTGTTGTTTTGCAGTTTCAATATTTTCCAATTCCAATGTTTTAGCATCAACGGAAGATTGGTCAATTTCTACTTTATTTCCTTCGGAGTCAAAAGCGCCAAACTCATCGTCAATTTTTACAACTTGAGGATATAAAGAATATATGGCTAAGTGGTTCATCCTGCAATCTCCATCAAAGTTATGTACGAATCAAATCCACTACCTATATATGAGCCGTTAAAATAAACAAGTGTTGAGCCGGGATAGGCAGTTATTTGCACTGTATAAGTAACGGCAGAAGTTGTAGCGGGGGAATCAAGAATTATTATATTGCCTGTTGCTGATTGAATTTCAGAATTACTTGCAGTACCACAATGAGCGCCAACATATCCCGAAATTCGTGTTGCCCCTCTTTTTAAGCCTAACGAAGAGGCAGCATTTATTGTTGAGTTATATGCTGATTGATGCGTTGCAGTTACCATTACTAAAATTTTGTTTGATGTAGATGATGGCGTAATTGTTGCGGTAAGCGCAGTATCATAATAAGTGCCAAACGTAGCAGAAAACGATTGCCGTGTTGAGTAAACGCTTGTAACAACTTGCAATACTGCTCCTGTGCTGACATTGGTCAACATTGTTCCTGTTACGGCAGGAAGCGTAATAGTATTTGTACCCGCCACGTTAGGTGCGGATAGGGTAATTGCCCCGCTTGTGTTACCTGAAATGACAATTGAACTCATATATTTTTCCTTTTAGAAAACAATCCAAGTTTGACCACTTGGCACTGTTACAGAACCGCCAGAAGCAATAGTGATTGGTCCAACACTTGAACCGTTATACCCTGTTGGGAATGTGTAATTGCTAGAAATGATTGTGTAGTTGGTATTAATACAGTTATCTGCTGCTGCCCCGCCAATACCGCCCCATGATAGACCGTTATAACCTTCAAAACTTACTGTCTCTGAATTGAAACGCAACATGCCAGATGTAGGTGCAGGACGTTGTGCAGTCGTACCCTTAGAGATTGTCAGTGCGCCTGTTGAGGAAAACACTGAATCTAGAGCAGCGTTTACACTGCCAGCCGTTGCATTAATGTTTCCTGCGGTAGCAACAATATTTCCAGCGGTTGCGGTAATGTTTCCTGTGGTTGCAGTAAATCCAGTTCCAGCAGTAATGCTTCCAGACAAACCTAAAGAATTTGACCACTGTGGAGCGCTAACCCCAGAGTTAACAGTCAATACTTGCCCAGCAGAACCAATATTTAAAAAAGTTGTGCTGTTGGTATTATTTTGATAAGGCAGTGAGCCAGTATTGCCACCCAACAAATTAGAGGCTGACAGGGTAGATTGCGCTGACCAGACGGGAGAAGTCCCATTGGATGTCAAAACATAGCCGTTTGTGCCAATGCCTAACTTGGTCATTGCCGTGCCACTGGCGTAATACATCAAATCGCCAGCAGTAAAGGTGTTTAAACCAGTTCCACCACTGGTTGTCAGCAAAGCAGAAGTCAAAGTCAAAGAGCCAACATATGCTACGGGGAAGTAGTTGGACGCTTGAACCACGTTAGTGGAATCCACATACACAGCGCACTTGTATCCATTAGGAACGGTAATGCCTGTTCCTGCCGCAGTTTTAACCAAAATGCTGGTTGCACTACTGAGGTTGTTCTCAATAATGTAGTTTTTATAAATTGTAGGAACAATCAGACTACGAGTAACCGTATTTGTGCCTGTGCAATTCAAATAGACATTGCGGAAAGTCTGATTTGTAGTAGCGGCAACGGGGGTTAAAGTGACATCTGCGTCTGTAAACGCTACGTTCGCACGTCCAATAATGGCTTCTTCAAAAACGTACTGGAAGTTATTGTTGGTCGAAGCACCCCAGATACCAGTTTGTTCACCAGTACCGATTAACTCGATGTATAAGCCAGACGTTGTATATGTTGACATTTATGAGCCTACCTGAGTCCAAGTTTGGGGCAAATCCGTGTTTATCTGTGTCCAATTTGCAGTTTGGTCATCGTCAATGATAAACCAACCACCCGCTGCTGCATAGGCATTGAGCAC